GGGCGGAAGCATACGCTGAAACTCAAATGGCGCTAGGGCAAGTTAGAAAAGAACCGCTTGATAGTAATACAACAAGAAACGAGCTGCAAAGAGCATTAGATGACGGCATTAAAAATATTTTAAAAAATAATTAATAAAAGTGTTGACAGCTTGCAAGTAAAAGTATATCGTATAGTATAAGTTGCGGTTTTAGCGCATAGCGAACGCAAAATAAGTTTAGAAACAACCCTGATCGGAAACGGTCGGGGTTTTTTATTGCAAAAAAAAACAACTCCTCACCCTGTTAGACTTTATTGCGCGAGAAATCGCACGGGGTGAGGCTATCTATCACAAGCTCACACAATAAACGTGAGTTTTTTTATTGCCCCGCAAACAAACAGCGAGGTGGAGTATGAGAATGTTAAAAGACGCAGGGAATCAAAGTATTTTTTGGTCTGGCTTTGGCGCATTCTGGGCAATGTATTCATTCCAAGAATGGCTAGCTATTTTTGGTTTGATTATTGGTTTAATCAGTGGTCTCGTTAATATGTACGCTAAATGCCAAGAGGGCAAAGTAAGAGAGAACGAAGAACGCAGAGCGGAAGAAATGCATCGGGCGAGAATGAAACTATTAGAACAGGGGCTTGATGATGGTGTTAGGGAAGACTAGAAAAGCGCTTGGAGCTTGTTCCGTTATTGCGGTTATCGGGATTATGTACTCTCAATTTGGCGGAGAGTTAAGATTAAGCCCTGCTGGAGCAGAGATAATCGGTAATGCAGAGGGTTGTATGGCTACCCCATATAAATGCCCTGCTGATGTATTAACTGTTGGTATCGGCTCAACAGAATACTCTGGACAAAAGATAGAGCCTAACAAGAAATACACAAATGAAGAAATCGCATACCGATGGAAAAACGACATTAAACTTGCCGAATCGTGCGTTGATAGATACGCCAATGGTAGAACACTACCACAATCTGTGTTTGATGCTATGGTATCTGTCACGTTTAATAATGGATGCGGTAATCTTAAAAATTCAACAATGTTTCGATTAATGCGAAACGGTAAGTATGTTGCTGGGTGTAATCAACTTCTACGCTGGGTTTATGCTGATGGGCGAAAGCTACAAGGCTTGGTTAAGCGCAGAGAAAAGGAAAGAGCATTATGTTTAGCAGATTTAAAATCTACGCAATCGCAATAATCGCATTAACCATTTTGGGCTTGTGCGGTTGGATTTGGCACCAATCAAAGAACATAGATGAGTTAAGAGCAGAAAACCAAGTGCAAGCCCAAACCATTAAAAGCCAAGAGCAAGTCAATCAATCGCTAAAAGATACGATTGAAGTAGAACGCCAAGCAGTAGAGCAACAGAGAGTAATCAATGATGAAATCAAACAAGCAAGCCAAGACAAAATCCAAGTGGTTCGAAAAATCATTAAGAGCCAACCTTGTTATAGTACTCGTATTAACGATGACGCTATTGAGCGGTTGCACTAATAAGGTGACAACAAAGACAGAATACATCTATCCGCCTCAAGCATTTCTAACGCCTTGCGTGAAAACGCCATTTACCGGCAGTACATACGGTGAGGCGGTAGAGCATTTAATTATAGTGCAAGGTGAGCGTGATATGTGTGCTAGTCAAATCACGAACATTAATAAGTGGATTGAATCTACAAAGGATAAGAAATGAAAATCGGTGATACTGTAAAACTCCGTAACGGAACATTATGTGATGTAGTTTATGAAACACAATTCGGTAAATGGTTATTGGTCGAAAAGACAGAAACAGAAGAACCGCCATTCACTCACTGGCATAATGCCAACGGTACATTCTACGCAGACGATGAAAGTCAGTTAGATGTTCTTGAGGTGGTTGAATGATTGGCGGTGATGATAACTGCGGTTGAATGGATTGTGATTGTAAGGTTTACATCATAACAGACAAGGTGAGTTAAATAGCTCGCCTTTTTTTATTGGTGCTTATATGGGAAGAGAAAGCTGGCATTATCTGTATAACAGAAAGGCTTGGAAGGAATTAAGACTTGACCACTTAGCAAAAGAACCATTGTGTGTATTTTGTCAGAGAGAGGGAAAGCTAACGCCTGCCACAGTAGTGGACCATATAATACCACACAAAGGGAATTTAGATTTATTCTTCGATGATAATAATCTCCAGTCATTATGTAAGCTACATCACGATAGCGCTAAGCAGAAAGCTGAAATAAGAAAAATAAATCAAATTGGATGCGATATAAATGGACTTCCGATTGATAGGGAACACCTATTCTATAATGGTGGGGTGGGTTAAAAGTTCAGGCGAAAAGCCTCAAAAACCGGCAGTCGAACTCTATTTTATCGCTAATACAGTTTTTCTAGTAAATTTACTGTAAATTAAGAGGTAAAACCTATGAGTAGTCGCAAAATCCGAAGTGATAGCACTACGGCAAAGGTATTAGCCACAAAAGCAGCACAACAAACGATATCACCGCCTGAAAAACTAAGTAAGGCAGAGATGAGATATTGGGAAAGCATCATTACAAGCCGAGCGGCAGATAGCTGGACACCGATTGATAAAGAGCGAGCTGTTAAGTTGGCTAAATTATACGTAGAGCTTGATGATTACGAACATGAATTAGCTACAACAGCTAGACGATGGATTAAAACCAATAACGGTGTAATGAAACAACATCCATTGCATTACGTTATCGAGGATTTGTATAAGCGTGAAATCCAAATGTGCCGTAGTTTACAAATTCATAGCCGAGCAACGAACGGCGAAAGTCGAGACCAAGTGAAAACTAATCAACTTTACCAAGATGCTCGAAATGCTATCAATGACGATGATGGCTTAATTGCAAGGGTAATTAACTGATGACTAAGGCTGACAAAGTAATTGCATTTATTGAGCGGTACTGCTTTGTGCCAGAGGGTGCGTTGGTTGGTCAGCCGATTAAGTTAGAAGAGTTTCAGTTGGATTATATCCGTGACGTTTACGATAACCCTAACGGAACAAGCCATGGCATTTTGTCTATTGGTCGTAAGAACGGTAAAACAGCATTAATCGCCTGTTTGCTATTGGCTCACTTAGTTGGACCAGTGGCAATTCAGAATAGCCAAATCGTAAGTGGTGCGTTAAGCCGAGAGCAAGCCTCTTTAGTGTTTAACTTGGCTGTAAAGATGATCCAACTCAATCCTAAGCTAAGCAATATCATTTCGATTAAGCCTAGTGGTAAGCGTTTAATTGGCTTACCAATGAACGTTGAGTATAGAGCTTTAGCGGCTGACGGTCGAACCGCACAAGGTTTATCCCCTGTGTTGGCTATCCTTGATGAAATAGGGCAAATTCAAGGGCCGCAATCCGCTTTCGTAGATGCTATCACTACCGCACAAGGGGCGCACAAAAACCCTTTATTACTATCAATCAGTACGCAGGCGGCAAACGATGGCGATTTGTTGTCAATCTGGATTGACGATGCCAAGACAAGTAACGACCCTCACACAGTTTGCCATGTTTACAGTGCGGATAAAGATTTAAAAATCACTGACCCGAAAGCGTGGAAACAAGCTAATCCAGCGTTAGGTGTATTCCGTAGTGAGGACGATATACGAAAACTTGCTGATAAGGCTAACCGTATGCCGAGCTTTGAGAATACATTCAGAAATTTAAACCTAAATCAACGTGTAAGCACCGTATCGACATTTGTCAGTATTGATGCTTGGAAAGAAAGTGGAGCGGAGCAATCAAGCCCTAGCGGATTAACCGCTTATGGTGGATTAGACTTGTCAGCTCGCACAGACTTAACCTCTTTAGTTTTGACTACCAAAGACCATGATGGAAAAGTAAATGTTTATCCCTACTTCTGGACACCTGAAGTAGGGCTGGAAGATAGGTCAAAACGAGACCGTTCGCCATACGATGTATGGGCAAAGCAAGGATTTATTCGAACGACGCCGGGTGCGACAGTTGATTACGCTTATGTTGTGCGAGATATAGCGGAAATACTTGCCGATTTTGATATTGCTGCAATCGCTTTTGACCGTTGGCGAATAGATATATTCAAAAAAGAAATGGAGGCTCAAGGGATTAATCTTCCTTTAGTGCCTTTTGGTCAAGGTTTTAAAGATATGTCGCCAGCAATCGACACTCTAGAGAGTGATTTACTGAATGGAAACTTAAAGCACGGAATGAACCCTGTTTTGACGATGTGTGCGGCAAATGCGGTCATCACAAAAGACCCAGCAGGCAATCGAAAATTTGAAAAGCATAAAGCAACGGGGCGTATTGATGGAATGGTTGCTTTGGCAATGGCTAGGGGTATTTCCGAAATGAGCGAAACGCCTCAAGATATAGACGACTTTTTACAGGATATTATTATCGGATGAACGGTGAAAATGATAAAGGCTGGTGGGGTCGGTTTTATGACCGATTATTCAGCGGCGGAAAACGATTAGATAAAGGTTCGTCAGTAGATCCGTTTGTTAGTCAATCAAGCGGCGCTGGTGAAAATATTACTGCTGAAAAGGCTCTTAAATTAAGTGCGGTATGGGCTTGCGTGAGATTAAGAAGTCAAACGGCGGCATCATTACCATTACACCTTAAAGATTTCGACCGAAAAATAGCAAGAAGTCATCCATTATACAAACTCATTCACGATGCACCAAATGCAGATATGTGTGCTAGTGAGTTTTGGGAAGCTATCGTTGCTAATATTGATTTATGGGGCAACGCATACAGCCGTATTAACCGATTAAATGGTCGAATTGTATCGCTTGATATTCTTGACCCTCAATATATGACGGTTAAGCGCAAGGATAGTGGTGAGATTGTTTATATTTACACCAAAAACAACGTGGACGAGGGTGAATATGGCGAATCTGAAATATTGCATTTCACTGGTTTTTCGCTCGATGGATTGGTCGGATTATCTCCTATCAGCTATCTAGCTCAAGTGATGGGCTTACAGATTGCTGCTAACAATGCCGCAGGGAAAGCATTTAAAAACAACTTGAAAGCCGGTGGATTCTTAAAAACTGGCGACCGAGTGTTAAATGCTGAGCAACGTGATTTGGTTCGCAAGGCTTTGAATGAATATGGACAACCTGAAAACGCAGGAAAATGGATGGTTCTTGAGGCTGGAATGGAGCCTGCCAATATGTCGGGAGCTTGGATTAATCCGCAAGATGCTCAACTACTTGAAAGTCGATATTTCGGGATTGAAGAAATCTGCCGAGCGTTTGGCGTTCCGCCTCAATTAATCCATAGCACGGACAAATCTTCTTCTTGGGCATCTAGTGCGGAACAAATTAACCAAAATTTCCTCACTTATTCACTTGGACCAACGCTAAAACGCATTGAGCAGACGATAGCTAGAAAGCTATTAACGCCAGAAGAGCGTGAGAAATATTACCCTATTTTCAGCGTTGAAGGCTTATTAAGAGCAGACAGCGCAGGGCGAGCAAGTTTCTATACCGCTTTGCTACAAAATGGCGTAATGACAAGAAATGAAGTGCGAGCATTGGAAAATCTACCAGCTATTGATGGTGCAGACCAATTAACAGTGCAGCTAAATCTAACCTCTATCGACAAGGTGGGAGCAGATGACAAAGACAAAGACTAAAGATTTATTATTCAAAGCAGAAGCTGTTCGAGAGGACGGCTTTTTTTCTGGCTATTGCAACGTATTCGATGTTGCAGATAGCTATTACGAAGTAGTGAAAAAAGGTGCTTTCATCGAAAGCATCAAAGGCTGGAACGCTCAAAGCAAAATGCCGCCTGTGTTATGGAATCACGACCGCAATCAACCGATTGGCGTATGGACTATGCTTAAAGAAGATGAGCGTGGTTTATATGGAGAGGGTCGATTATTAATTAATGATGTGGCACGAGCGAAAGAAATCCACGCATTAATGATGGCTGGAGCGATTGACGGGCTATCTATTGGGTACAAGCTCAATAAGTGGATGTATAACGAAAAAGACGATGTTTTAGAGCTTTTAGAGATTGATTTGAAAGAAATCTCAATCGTTACATTCCCAGCAAACGAAGAAAGCCGTGTAGAGGTGGTTAAATCTGCTTTAGCTAAAGGCAGTTTACCAACATTACCAGAATTTGAGAAAGCCTTGAGAGATTTAGGGTTTTCCAAACAACAAGCCACAACCATTGCCAGTTATGGCTTGAGAAAACTTATTCAGGGTGAGCCTGAAAGCCAAATTGGCAATGCGTTAAACATTTTGAAATCTATCAATGGAGACTAATATATGTCACAAGAAAATATTGAATTACTCGCCACCGAGTTTAAGAAAGCAACTGAACAGGTAAAAGGTCTTGGTGAAGAATTACAAGGCAAAATGGCGAACAGCGAGAAAGGCTTAGACGACTTGAAAGGTCGTGTAGATGAGGCCTTAACTGCTATGAACAGCGCAAAAAGCCGCTTAGATGAGTTGGAACAAAAAGCAACTCGCCGTGGCCATGGTGTAGAGCAAGAGAAATCAATCGCTCAACAATTAATGGAAACAGAAAGTTTTAAATCATTTGCCACAGACCCACGCTCTGGTAAATCTGCGAAATTAAGCTTAAAGTCAACCATTACCAGTTTGACAACAGATGCTGCGGGTTCCGCTGGAGCTTTGATCGTTGAACATCGAGTGCCCGGCATTGTAACACCGCCACAACGTCTATTGACCGTGCGTGACTTGTTAATGCCTGGCACCACTGACAGCAATGCGGTTTCTTATGTTCGCGAAAAAGGTTTCACAAACAATGCTGGACCGCAAGCATCTGAGGGGGCCAAAAAGGCGCAATCTACTCTTCAATTTGAAGAGATGACCACCAGTGTTAAGACAGTCGCTCACTACGTTAAGGCATCTCGTCAAGTCTTAGATGATGCGTCAATGCTGCAAAGTTATATCAATGGTCGCTTAACTTACGGCCTCAAATTAAAAGAAGAACAGCAATTATTAAATGGCGACGGTACTGGTGGCGGAATTCAAGGCATTATGAATGTAGCGCAAGCGTTCGCAGACCCAGCATCAATGAAAAACTACACAATCATCGACCAATTACGCTTGGCGTTGCTACAGGTTGTCATTGCCGAATATCCGTCTAATGGGTTTGTTTTAAACCCTATTGATTGGGCAAAAATCGAATTAGAAAAAGACACGACCGGTCGTCATATTATCGGCAACCCTCAAAACCTAGCTCAACCTACTTTATGGGGAGTACCCGTTGTTCAAACCAAAGCAATTACCGCTGGCGACTTCTTAACTGGCTCATTTGATTTGGGTGCTCAAATTTTTGACCGCCAACAATCAGGTATCGCCGTATCAACCGAGAACGAAGATGACTTTGTTAAAAACTTGGTCACAATCCTTTGTGAAGAGCGTTTGGCGTTAGCTATCTACCGTCCAGAAGCCTTTGTTAAAGGCAAATTACTCGCTAAATAATCAATTCTAGCCCCTTAACTGGGGCTTTCTTTTGGGGCTTATATGTTAATCACACTAGACTTAATCAAACAGCATTGCCGCATTGATAGCGATGATGAGGACGAATTGCTCGAATTGTATGAGAGTGCAGCACAGCAACATATCGAAAATCAGTTAGATCGCAAGTTATTTACTGACGAAGTGCCTGATGATGTTGCAAATGGCTTGGTCGTCAATTCCGCAATCAAGCAAGCAATGCTAATGACGATTGCTCACTGGTACGAACACCGTGAGAGTGTAGTGCTTGGCGTAGTTTCAAAAGAGATTGAAGAGGGTACTTGGCGACTAATTCAGCCATATCGAATTATGGGGGTATAGATGGAAATCGGAAGATTACGACATCGAATTACATTAATGCGACAAGTCAATGAGATTAATGACTATGGAGCAACCATAACGAAGTGGAAATCTATTGCAACTGTTTGGGCAGAAGTAAAGCCTTTATCTGGGCGAGAATACTTTTCAGCTCAACAAGTACAGTCAGAAATCACTACGCAGATATGGCTACGTCATCTAGACGGTATTAAACCGTCAATGAGGGTTAAGTTCGGTAAACGTTTCTTGGAAATTGTTGCCGTGCTTAACACCCAAGAACGCAACGTATCTCTACAACTAATGTGTAAAGAGGCAGTTGATGGGTAATGTCAAGGTTGATGGTTTATCTCAAATACATAAGGCTTTGAGTGAGCTTGGTCGTAAGGTCTCTAACAAGATTGCAGTTAAAGCGATGAGAGAGGGCGGAAAGATTGTGCGAGAGCAAGCAAGACAAAATGCACCTGTTCTTTCCCAAAGTACGCCACATAGACGAGCTGGCACGCTCAAAAAAGCGATTAAGAGCAGCACGAAAGTCTTAAAAAACGGCAAAATCGGCACTGTGATTAGAGTTAAAGGTCTTACGGCCAAGCAACGAGGGGCTTTTAAGGCGAAAAATGCAAGTAGCGGAGCTTATAACCCAAAAGATCCGTTTTACTGGCGTTTTGTTGAGTTTGGCACTTCAAAAATGCCAGCTAAGCCATTCCTAAGACCAGCGTTTGAGCAGTCAAAAGAAAAAGCTGCGACAGAAATCATCAAAACGTTAAAAGATGGAATTGAGAGCGAGGCAGGGAAATGATACAGCAAGATATTTTTAAGGCTTTATCGCCACTTGTTGAAAATCGGTGTTTTTACGGGTTCATTCCTGACACTAACAAGAAATTCCCCGTCATCGTCTATCAATTCATCAATATTTCGCCAAATTCTGCTTTAGTAGATGGCGATTTAGATGATTTTATGGTGCAAATTGACATTTATAGCCCAAATCCCGATGACGTGATGGCGTTAAGAAAACCTATTTTTAGTGCGTTAGAGCAAAAATTTGACTATGCGGAGCGTAGCAATGACTTATCAGACTATGAGCCTGATACAAAACTGCACCGCAGAACAATCAATTACCAAATTGCTTATGGAGAATAACAATGGCAACACAAACAACCCCTTTTCAAGGGACTAAGTTCTACTTAGGCGTTGGCTACGATACGGAAAAAGCTATTTCAAACTGTACTGTTACGCCAAACGCCACAATTACCGCAGCAAGCAATGGATTAAAAGCTGGTGATTTTATCCGAATTACAGGCTTAGGTGCTTTAGATGGCTGCTATCCTGTTAAATCTGTTTCTACTGACACTGTTACTTTGGCTGATGAAGTGGATTGGAAAGGTTTCGATAAACCGACAGACTTTACTAAAGCTAAAGTTTCAAAAATCCAATTATCAAGCAATTTCTGTGCGATTAAACAGATTGATGGTGACGGTGATACATTAGGTGAAACAGACATCACCACAATGTGTTCAGAGGGTACAGAAACAGAAGCAGGCGAAATTGAATACGGTTCAATTAAGCTCTCTTTCTATTACGCGCCAGCAACAGACATGCAAAAGGATTTGCGTAAAAAATTCTACGACAAAGAAACGTTCCCTTGGTTAATGGTTCTGAAAAATAATCAAGGTGCTTTATATGGCACAGGCTTTATTCAAACCTCACCTAACTTCAGTGGTGAAGTGAAAGGTAAATTTGAATCCGGCGTAACCATCAAAAAAGCGAAACGTGATTATTTTTTACCTACAACAGCGTAAATGACAAGACCGAGAGTTAATCCTCTCGGTTTTCTTTTTTTGAGGCGGAACGAATGAATTTAAGAGATAAACTTTTATCACGCAAACCAGCAGTTAAACCAGTGGAGATTTTAGGTGATACCTATTACATCCGTGAGTTTACCGTTGGCGAAATGAACAAAGCCTTATACGGACAACAACAAGAATTAGTTCGCATTGCTGAAAGTCAAGGCATTACACTTGATTTTAGCGATGAAGATACCCTAACTGAGCAATTAGCCAAAGTTTACGACAAGCACAAATTAACTCGCACAATCGCAATGCGTTTATGTGATGAAAACGGTGTAAACCTATTCAATGCCGAAGATGAAAGTGATTTAGAGCAGTTAGCTCAGTTAGATAAAGCGGTTATTGAACAGCTTAATCAAGCCATTATGGACGGTGAACCAAAAAACTCACCAGCCGGAGAAAGTTCCAAATAAACCTGTCGCTTTCTCTCGGAAAGACGCTAGAAGAAATTGAGCAGATGCCAGAAAGCCATTTACAAGAGTATCGACTGTTTTACGAAGAACAACCGTTTGGCTTATGGCGTGATGACTATCGCTCGGCTCAAATCTCGCACGTTTTGGCAATGGTTAATTGTGATCCGAAAGGCAAACCGCCAGAGCTTTCAGACTTTATGCCTTTTTACAAGGAGAAGAAAGAAGAAGAGTTTGATGACGGTTCAGCCGATTACTTAGCAAATAGATAACGGAGTAAAAATGGCAGGCTCATTAGGACACTTAAATATTCAACTTGAGTTAGATCAGGTTAAATTCCAAAGTGGTATCAATAACGCACAAGGCAGAGTTAAACGCTTTACTGACACCACAACAAAACAATTAAGCAATATTGAGCGGTCGATGAATTCGCTCAATCGTGTATCTGCGAACCTTTTCAAAGCTGGTATAGCTGGCTTTGGTGTAAATCAATTAAAAGGTTTTGCCGATGGATACACAGAAATTCAAAATAAACTTCGATTGGTCGAGAGTGCATCAATCAGTAGCTCGAAAGGCTTAAATAACGTTTTTGATATTGCCTTAAAAACTAACCAAAGCATTAATGCGACTTCGGGAGTTTATCAGCGATTTGCTCAAAATGCCGAAACGTTGAAGATTAGTCAGGCACAGATTGCTAGTTTAACTGAAACGGTATCTAAAGCCGTTGCGGTATCTGGTGCAAGTGCAGGTGCAGCAGATGCGGCATTGACACAGTTCGGGCAAGCATTAGGGAGTGGAATTCTTCGTGGTGATGAATTTAACTCTGTAATGGAGCAAACCCCCACATTAGCGAAAGCGATTGCGACTGGTTTAGGTGTTACAACTGGCGAACTTCGCAATATGGCGAAAGAGGGTAAACTAACAATGGACGTTCTTGTTCCAGCGTTAGAACGAGCCAAAGAATCCGTTGACGACCAGTTTAACACTCGAATCCTTACTATTTCCGCAGCCTTTGAAAATCTAAACACCTCAACCATTAAATGGATTGGCGAATTAGATAAATCCACTGGAGCTAGCGAGGCATTTGCTAAGGCTATCAATGAAATCGCCAATCACTTAACCATTGTGGCGAGCCTTGCAGCAGGTGCAGGTGTGATTTGGAGTGTTGGTAAAATCCGCACTTGGATTGCAGCAAGTATTCAAGCCTCTGCCGCTATGTCAGCCCAAGCTGCTGCAACGAGAAATCTCACTGCTGCACAACAAGCATTAACCGCAACAGGTAAAGGCTTAGGCGGCGCATTAGGTTTTGTTGGTGGACCACTTGGTTTATTAACTCTCGGCTTATCGGCTGGTGTTGGCGTATTCCTAGACTACCAACAGAAAACAGAGGCAGCTAGACAAGAGCTGTTATCCTTTGCTGATTCGTTAGATGTAACTGCTGGCAAATTAGCAAACACTTCTGCCGCAGTCCTTGACGGAATGAAAGCCAAATTAGAGCAATCGATTTCCGCTCAAAAGGACGAAATTAAGCGATTAGAAGAAGAGTATGAAAAGCTCAACAGAATAATCGAGCAAGGCAAACAAATCGCACAGCAAAGCGGAAAAGCGGAAGATTCGGCATATCTAGAGGCGTTAGCAAAAGCAACGCAAGATTTGGCGATTAAAAAAGCTGAATTAGCTAAATCAAACGAAAAACTAACCAAGTCAGAAGATGATTTGAAAACAATCATCGGTCAAGTTCCGGTTGCTGAATTCCACGATAAATTAAGAAGCTTACTTCCAACGCTAGACACCTCCAAAGTCAGCATTGATTCAATAGGATTTTCGCTTGATGATTTAACCCGCATTTTCCCAAGTGCGGAAAGTGGTGCGGCATCCATTACAAGTGCAGTTGAGCGAATGGGGGCAATGGCTATCTTAGTAGCGAGCCAGTTTAATGCTCTCGGCTTTAGCGTTCAAAACGCTTTAAGTGATAAGGCGACCAAATTAATAGAGCGAAACAATCGCCAAATTGCAATTAATAAAGAAACCGACCCAATCAAGAAACGCAGACTTCAAGCGGAAGATAACGCATTAAATAGCGGATTTGAAAAAGATTCTGCTGATTTTTCTGCGGTAGTTGATAGTAACTTTGCCTTGTTGGGTTCTCAAGCTATTAGCAAAGGTGCTAAAGGCGGTTCATCAAGAAAATCAAAAGCTAGCAAATCTTCTGGTGGTTCTAAGGTTGATTATGTGAAACAGTTCACTGACCAACTTAGCGAAATGGAGCGCAGACTTTCAGAAATTCGAGCGAATGCCCAAGATATTTCTGTATTCGGGCAAGTTAGCCAGTATCAAGAGCTAAACAAAATCACTCAAGATATTGCAGCGAATGGTGAGAAATACGCTCATTTTGGCGCAGATGGTTTGGCTAAGCTTAAAGATATGGCTGCTCAAATTGATGCTGCACAACAAAGCGTAGCAATTGCACAATTTACCTATGATAACGGTGAAAAACTGCGAGAAATGCAATTTGAGCTTGAGCTACTTGGTAAAACAAGAAAAGAGCAAGAATTACTTCGATATAATCATCAATTAGATATTGACGCAGCTCGCCTGAAAGTTGGAATGTCGCAAGAGAATATTGCTAAGCTTGATGAGGAAATCGCAAAACTAAAAGAGCGTATGGCGGTTATTAAAGAAACCGAAAGCCAACTGAAATCAAGCTCAATCGCAGGGATTAAAGATGGGATAAGCCAAATCCAAGATAGCTTTGGCAATATGGCTGCGAATATGTCGCAGGTTACTCAAAATGCCTTTAACGGTATGGCTAACGCCTTAACAGATCTTGTCGTGACCGGCAAAGCAGATTTCCGCTCTCTTGCTCAATCAATTTTAAGAGACATAGCAGAGATGACCGTTAAGATGATGATTTTCAACGCAATCAAAGCCGCATCAGGAGCGTTTGGATTTGCTGATGGCGGTTATGTTGGGTATGCTAGCGGTGGATATACTGGCGATGGCGGCAAATATCAGCCAGCAGGCGTGGTTCATCGTGGCGAATACGTTATCACCAAAGAGGCAACATCAAGGCTAGGGATTGGCTTTTTAAACCATCTTAACTATGGTCGTGGATATGCTAACGGTGGTTCGGTAGGTTCTATTCCGTCAACTGGCTATAAACCTATGGCTGGCGGAAGCATATCCGTTAAGGTAATTAATAATGGCGAGCCGGTTAATGCAAGCGTAGAGCAAAGACAACGTAACGGCGAAACAGAAATTACAGTAGAGCTAATTCGTCAGATAGCACGAAGTGAAACCAACGGTATTATTTCAAATAATATGCGTTCTGGTGGCGTGTTTGCTTGGAGGTAAGTATGGAAACATTTAAATGGTGCGTAAGACCAGAATTTCAGATTGATAGCGAACCGAAAGTAAACTCGATTGAATTTGGCGATGGGTACACTCAACGCCAATTACAGGGGATTAATAGTTTACTCCGTTCTTACTCCGTTGAGGTTAAGGTTAAAAACAAAGACCGCCTAGAAGTGGATGAATTCTTTAAAAGACACAAAGGAATTCATCCTTTTTTATTTAAAGACCCGTTTACAGGAAAAAATATCAAGGTTATTTGTAGTAAATGGCCTGCGAAGATGAGCTTAAACTTCACGGAGTTTACTTGTAGTTTTGTTGAGGTGCCGTAATGCCACAAGCAATTAGCAATCAATTCAAATTAGACCTCGCCAAGTTAGAGCAAAATGCACTCATTGAGCTGTTTGAAGTGGATTTAAGAAGTTTGAGAGATGATAACGGTATAAGTGGCGAGCTTTATCGATTTTATGCTGGAACTAATGAAAAATCACAACCCATTGTATGGCAAGGTAAAACCTATCAGCCTTTCGGCGTTAAAGCAGATGGCTTTGAGTTATCAGGCAACGGTCCAAGTAATCGACCAACATTAACGATTGGTAATGTTGACGGATTTGTTACCGCACTATGTAACCGGTTCGATCAGTGTTTGGGTGGAATCGTTAAACGAAGATTAGTCTATATGCACTATCTAGATGCGGTCAATTTCGAGGGTGGCAATAAGCAGGCCGATCCATCACAGGAAGTATTAAGTTATTTCGTAATTGAGCAATTATCTTCACTCAATCGAAACATCGCTCAATTTACTCTAGCCTTACCGTCAGAAACTGACAGCGCATTAATTGGTGCAAGAATGATTACAACGACTTGTAGTTGGTTATACCGAAGTGTTGAGTGCGGTTATACAGGTCGAGCAGTGGCAGATGAAAAAGATCAACCCACCACCGACCCTCAAAAGGATAAGTGCAGTGGTTTATTGACTGGCTGCAAGCTAAGAAACAACACTCGCAATTATGGCGGATTTGTCAGCGTTGATAAGTTGGGGTAGTAAATGGACGGTAAGTTACACAACGAGATAACCAAACACTCAAAATCAAAAGAACAACAGGAAAGCTGTGGTTTTGTTGTTTTAATGGGTAATGAAAAAGTCTTTATACCTTGCGAAAACGTAGCGGAAGACAAGGAGAATCACTTTGAAATCACGCCAGAAGATTACATCAACGCATCAGAGAAAGGCGAGATTGTGGCATTGGTCCACTCACACCCACAAGGCGAACCAAAACTCTCTCAATCAGATTTACAAACGCAACTATATAGCCAGTTAGATTTTTGGTTAGTTTGCGATGAGAAAATCCACATTTTCCCGAAAATCCCATTTTTAATCGGTCGTGAGTTTAAACACGGTGAAATGGACTGTTACACGCTATTCAGAGATTTTTACCGGTTATCTGGTCGTGAATTTCCTGATTTCGAACGGCAAGAATACTGGTGGGAAGATGGCTTTAACCTCTACTTGGACAATATGGACAAGCACGGATTTGAGCAAGTAAGCGAGCCACAAATTGGTGATGTGATTTTAATTAGCATAGGTTCTGATGTGCCTAATCACGCTGCGATTTATGTAGGCGAACAGATGGTATTACATCACGCACCAAAACGATTATCTAAGCGAGATTTGTACGATGGTTATTGGCTCAAACACACGCACAGTATTTGGAGATACAAAGAATGGTCAACGTTAGATTTTACGGCAGCCTTAAACAGTTTGGATCTGAATTTAATTTAGACTGCAAGACACCTGCCGAAGTAGTACACGCTCTAACAAGTCAAATCCCAAAGCTCAGACAATTCATTCAGCAAGGATTATTTACTGTAAGGGTTGGGCGAGAGTATCTAGATAATCGCTATCTTGAGCAAGGTTTAAATCAACACTTAAAAGACGATGCAACAGTCCATTTTACGCCAGTTTTAAAAGGCTCAAAGAGAGCAGGTTTGTTTCAGACGATAGTCGGTGCAGTGATGGTTGTAGTTGGAGCGGTTACATCTTGGGCTGGCGGCTCAGCATTGGTGGTTGCTGGTATTGGTTTAATGGCTGGCGGTGCCGCTCAAATGCTTACAAAAATGCCAACAATGAGGGGCGTAACTCAGACAGGAGCAGTTAAGCCTGAAAGCGTAAAAAGCAAGCAAGAAGAGAAAGAGAAGAAACAATCAACAAGCTTTTCAAATCTCTCAAATATGGTAGCGCAGGGAAAATCTATGCCTCTCGCTTACGGATTGATTAGGACTGGTACGCTTGTAATCTCTCAAGGTGTTGAAACTATGGATGTCGAGAGAGAGCCAACCGTAGTTGTTGCGGACAACACGAACAAGCCAGCAATAGATAACACTGGTAATAACAATAACAATAGCAATAGCAATATTGGAATCGGTGATTTAAATAGATACCGAGACAAATCAGGGAAACTCTATCCTTGGATTACAGCGTGGGAGACTGGAAATGGGTAAAGGTAGCAGAAGAGGTGGCGGCAGTCCTAGCCCTGCTGTTAATACTGAGGCTAACACTGGAAGTGGCGCAGGTAGCGTACATACGCCAGTAGAGGCAAAGGAAACAAGCCGAAGCAAACAGTTAATCAAAATCGTTGAAGTTATCTCTGAGGGCGAGGTAGCTGGTTTAGCGGACGGCATGAAGTCTGTTTACTTAGATAATACGCCAGTCCAAAATAAAAATGGCTCGTTCAACTTCAAGAATGTGTCATTACAAGGTCGAATTGGCGGACAGGTCCAAGATGTACTTAGTGGATTTAGCGCATCGGAAAAAGAAGTATCTGTATCAGCACAGGTGCGAAGAAATCTACCTATAACAAGGACTATTACAGACAGCAAAGTCTCTAGATTAAGATTTACTATTGGCGTTCAAGCTCTATCGAAAATGGAAGATAACGGAGATATTAACGGCTCGCAAGTTAACCTAGTTATTACCATTGGAGGCAAGTCTTACCCTGTAACCATTGTTGGTAAATATAGCTCCCAATACCTCCAACAGCACACATTTGGGGATTTACCGCCTGTTCCATTTACCATTAAGGTTGAGCGATTAACCGAAGATAGTAACTCTCAAAGACTTCAAAATAACACATTATGGTCGAGCTATACAGAGGTTATTGATACAGTCTTTACGTATCCAAACACCGCATTAGTTGGTGTTAAGTTTGACTCTGAGTATTTTAGCAACCTCCCGACAAGAACCTATGACATTATGGGGATTAAGGTCAAAATCCCTAGCAACTACAATCCTAGAACAAGACAATATTCGGGCGTTTGGGATGGTACATTTAAGATAGACTGGACTGATAATCCTGCTTGGGTTTTGTTTGATATTGTCACAAATAAACGTTACGGATTAGGTAATAGACTAGGCGAGTTTGGAGCTGATAAATGGACATTGTATCAAGTTGCTCAATATTGTGACCAGCTCGTTCCAGATGGTTTTGGCGGTAAAGAGCCTAGATTTACCTGTAATGCGTGGCTGACAGAACAACGCTCTGCGTATGATGTGATTAATGACATTTGCTCAATCTTTCGAGCAATGCCTGTCTGGAACGGTCAGCAATTAACAGTTGTAATGGATCGACCTTATGACCCAGTCTGGACATACACAAATGCAAACGTTGACAAAGGGTTGTTTAATTACACTTTTTCGGCTAAGAAATCTCGCCACAATGCAATTCAAGTCGAATATGTTGATAAAAACAACTCATACGAAAGAATGATTGAGTATGTTTCTGATGATGATGCTATTCGCAAGTACGGCTTAAACGTTAAGAAAATAACTGCCTTTGGTTGCACCTCTAGAGGTCAAGCGCACCGCACTGGCTTATGGTTACTGCAAACCGAAAAGTTAGAAACCAAGACCGTTACCTTTACTGTTGGCGCAGAGGGATTAATGCATATCCCCGGTGACATTATTAGAGTATCAGACACGTATTACGCTGGCACAAATATTGGTGGGCGAGTTTTATCAGTTGATGGTAAGAAAGTTACTTTAGACAGAGAAATCTCTATCAGTGGTAATAGTTACTTTAGTTACATTAACCAAAACGCAAAACATCAAGACATTAAGATTATCTCTGCGAAAGGTGCCGAAGTTACTTTAGACCAAACTCCAATAGGATTAGAGGCTTATGGTGTATGGTCACTATCCACTCAACAGGTAACAAGCCAGTTATTTAAGGCTCTATCTGTTAAAGAGGACGAAAAAGGAAAATACACCATTACAGCCTTACAGCACGAACCACAGAAAGAGGCAATAGTTGATAACGGTGCGAAGTTTGAACCTAGAGCGACTTCAATTCTAAGCGTTCCTCAGATTAGCAATATCAATGTCAATGTTAATCAAGACGGCAGTGTTAGTTTTTCTACCGACGTCACAGGTGGAAGCGGATTAGTCAAATATGACATCAAAATCTACAAAGACGGTGCTTTATATGATGTTCGCTTAGGTCAATCATCGCCTAATGTTAGCTTTGATGATTTTGAGAATGGCGAATACACCATTGTTATCCAAGTTAAGAGTGAGAGCGGTGAGTTATTAAGCGAAAGAACGCAAACCTTTGTTATTGATAAACCTCCAGCACCAACTGGTGTAAGAGTTACTGGTGGACTGGGCAATATCACAATCGAGTGGGATTGGATTAATGACGCCACAGCGACAGAGATTTACGTTAACGAAACCGATGATATAAAAACCGCTAGACTGCTGGCTAAAGTAAATTCTAGAGTTTACACGCATGAGGTGGGAGCTAATCAGGTTAGATACTACTGGCTAAGACACGCTAGAGGTGTGAACGTTGGTCCATTTAATCAGATGACTGGCCTTCGTGGCGAAAGCTCGGTTGATATTGATGCAGAGTTAGAGGTTTTAAACAAGAAACTCTCTCAAAACATCGTTGATGAAGTAATCGACACAGCATTACCAGCAAGAAACCTTGACTTAATTAAAACGGTTAATGGTTTAAATACTGACGAATATCAAGGTCATAAACAAGTTTATAACACTGCAGACGGTAAGTTATATACTTGGAACGGTACTAAATACCTTGAGAATGGTATTGATGAAAGTGGTATCCGCATTAAGACGACCCAATTAGTCGGCACTTTACAAGCAGACCAAATTGGTGCGAACACAATCGGAGCTGGCGCATTACAAGCTGGAGCTGTGCGTGCTGAACACATGGCAGCAGGACAGATTACTGCTGATAAACTCGCAATCGGACTTGGCGGAAATCTACTCTACAACCCTGTATTTTTTCCTGACAATAATGGGAAACCCTTTGGCTGGAAAGATATTCAAACACCTAACGGCGATT